CAGAGGGTGTAAGCGTCATAGTTGCAGCGGGAGAGTCCACAGTAGACCCCTCAAATGTTACGTCTGGTAACATACGCCGCACAAACATGAACTTATCCCCATCGTCTAAATCAAACTGAGACGAAGTTATTGTCGCAGTTATGGGATTAACAGTGCCTGTTTCGTTGCAGTCGTAACCAAACTCTTGATTTACAAGATTATTGTTGTACGTGGCTGCCAGTGGGTATTCCCTAAGATCAGCGTCTAGCCATGCAGAACGTGACAGATTGCCGTAGTACCAAATCTGCTCTAAGTGGTTGTAAATAACATATCTATCTACTTGTTCAGACCCAGAAGAACAGTAAAACCACCATATCTCGTGGTGTCTGGAGTTGTTACCAGCGATCACCTGTGCATACTGCTCAGTATTTATATCGTCAAATATGTAGCTTCTAACGCTACAGGGCAGTGTTTTTACGGAACCATCGTAGTAATAGAACGTGTCCGTGCCCATCCAGTAAGCTACGTTGTTCAGGTATACCGCTGCATTTGTACTGGCAATAGTCAGGTTATCGCCCAAAAGCTGTGCACCCCATACCTCTGGAGCACCTAAATACTGTAGGCCGTACAGCGCAGCATCCGTCCAGATCAGCACCTCTTGACGTGCTTGGAGGGAAGTTATTATCTCGCTGCCACGGGAAAGCCGCAGGCTACCTGCTTGGTTAGTAGCTGTGGGTGTCCAATCCGTTACATCTTCTTGGTCAGACCAACGGATAAGCATGGGGTCTAGCGTAGAGCTACCTATGTCATTAGAGCCGAGGCAAAAAGCAAAACGGAATATGTCTGATACGAAGGCTTTATTTACTACGGTAGGGACATCTGAAGCTCCACCTAGCGATGATACCTTTACTGCCCTTGTAGTTACGCCATTACTAGCATCCCAGTAATAAGGCTCGCTGCCTCTGTAAGCAAAGAATAAGTCCTCACCAAAGTTAGCTTGTGACCATAGGCGAATGGTAGCGTCCGTACTGCCCCCAAAGCCCCATGTTCCGGAGCCGTAGCTACCGCCGCCCCAACCCACAATAGGCACGTTTATTTCTGATCCTGTAGGTATCTGGTACGCGCCTACTACACTACTACCGCCATTGCCTGTGTCGGACGCATTAGCCAGTACCTCGTTTCCGTCAGTATCTTTGGCTTCCACTGTGTAAGAATTGTCGCTTACTATGGTAGCTATTTCGTAGTCTTGGTTGAGGACAGCCGCTGTTATGTTACCGCCCAATGTGACTGCACCAGAAAAGGTCACGAAATCACCGGCTTTAGCACCATGTGATGAGTTAGTTACGGTAAGAGTGGCATCACCGTTAGAGGCGGAGAAGGTAACGTCTCCCGCTGCTGTAGTAGTCTCAACAGGGGTTATATCGTAGTAAGCACCACCACGTTCTAGGTAATACTTAATATTTGTGCCTACAGAAACAAGATTATTCTTACCCAGAGTTATCCAGTTTAGTAGGGATCGCGCTACACCTAGATAAGTATTTGCAGACACACGCTGCCAACCGCCTATTTTCTCAGGCATACCCCGTCTAAAACGCACCTTATCGGTCTCGTACCACTGTCCTTCAGCGGTATAACGGGTATTCTCGCGGTCAACTCCGGGTTTGAATTGTAGCTTTTGGAGGGGCATTTACTAACCTCATAACACGTATTCACCACTGGCAATCATGTCGGTCAGCTCCAAAGCACGTCCACCAACTTGTTTTGCCCAACGAGAGTCTAGGAACTCTGTAGCAGCTTCTTTGTAGTTAGCTGCTTCCATAGCAGCCAATGCGCGTCGAAAGCCACGTAAACGCGTAGCTCCGAGGTTAAATGCAATGTCAATCATAGCATCTTTTCGTACATCATCAAGGTCGTTAAACCAATCGTACTCTGAAGATAGCTCTTTGATTACTCTAACAATATCATTTTCTAGGAGGAAATCTACCTCTTCGTCAGACAGCCCGATGCCATTCTCTGGGTCTACATTACGCCCAATACCCACCGTCCAGTATCCTTCGGGGCATTTGTAGGCCACATGACGGCCATTAGTTTTGACCTCACCTTCATGGCGTTTAAGCATGTGGATTAAGTTTTTCATATCTTTCATTTCTTAGACCCACCGTAGAAGAAGGCCGCACAAGTGCCCAGAATGCCTGATAATTGACCCAATACGAGTGAGATAATGGTCTCGTCATTTTGATCGTGGGGCATTATGGTGACTGCCATAACATAAGCGCCGTAGAGTATTAGTGCCAATATGCAGAACACTTTCGGCGTCATATCATCCGCAAACGCTTTACGTGCGTCTTTACGATCTTCGACTTCAGTTTTGAACGCTTCGAGATCAATCTCCATCTCTCTTATGCGGTCTTTGAACTCCTTATCAGCTTGTTTGAGTACCACAGCCTTTTCAGGCTCCCGTTCAATAAGGTCTTCAATCTCGTTTGCTGTAGCGTCTGGTATACCCAGCTTGGAGGCAGCCATTTTGACCGCCATACCAGCCATCGGGCCTCCTGCTGCACTAGCTATAGTAGGAGCAAGAGATTTGAGTAGTCCGCCTAGTTTCATTGAAATAACAGTACCAGTTGGATAATTAACCTAAGATCAGCTATCGCTTTTGTCTACGCCGTCGGCGTTTTCCTCCGCAACAATCTCGTCTATTGTGTCGCAAACATCAGGCACCACTACACCTGCTGTAGCAGACAGAGCGGAACGACCTACCGCTCTAACGCCTTTGTAGAACTGTGAGCAATAGATTTCTTTGTTATCTATAACGCCTTGCACCGATGTGCAGCTAGAAAGGGCCAAAAGCACTGCGATAGCTAGTATTCTCATTAAGTTTTCTCCAGAAACTTTTCAGCTTCTTTGTTGATTGGCTTTACGTTGTCTTGATTAGCTAAAAACTCTTTAAGTCTCTCTTGGTAGCCCCCCATCATGTGGTCAGCTATCCGATCCTTCAAATCACCCCGATCCGCTACACGAAAGTCTTTACTGGGGTTTATGTGGTCTGTGCCTGTATTACTGAAATACAGCATAGTCTGTGAGCTTGACGGGCCGTAACAAAGTCGGGGGATTCTAGCCACCATGTCGCTGCCCTGCACACAGGAGATTTGATTATCAAGAGTCATTGGCTTCTTAAAGCCTTTGAAGAATACATTCGGCTTACCGAAGGTAATCAAGTTCACGTTATCGTGTTTACCATTCAACATGGAGGCAGACAGTTCTGCCAACGCACCGCCGAGGCTATGCCCGCAGATCAGAGTGCGTTTCTTAGGGTCAATGTGTTTCTTAACTTCTTTCCAGACCGACCTGTGGGCTAGAGTAAATCCACCGTGGCACAGTCTGCCCGCGTATGGCACGGGTACTACAAAAGCATCTGTTAACCAATCCCTGCCCTGCTGTGTACCCCTGAAAGCTATAACATCTATGGACTTACGTTTCGCTATATATACTGTAGTAGATGTCCACTTGCTTTCGATTTTGATAGCGTCTTTGTTTTTGTCGTTATACGCTTTCATGGCCCAACTAGAGGCCATGTTTAGTAGCACTGGATCAAGTCTCATTTGTCTGCCTTCCCTTCTAGGCGCTTAAAAATCGCCCCAAGCATTTCTTTAATTTCGCGGATGTCCTCGCGGTAGTCATCCTTGGCAACATATTTCTCAGGTATCTGTTTAAGGTCTGAATCTATACGGTCTAACAATACGAAAACGCGGTTGACCAACCAGCCACCGCCAAAACTTACAACCCCAAGAAATATATTAAATCCTGTTTGAAATTCCATCACGCTACCGCTACGCTAGTAATCGCCATAGCCACCACATAGATGACCACGAATGTCCCTAATATTGCAGCTAAATCAATCATTGCCGCTCTTGATTGCGCTTTTTCTCTAGCCTCGGCAATACGCATATTCCGTATCCTAGTCCGTTCCTTAATCATGTCGTGCCAGAGATTGGCGTTGCCCGTCCAATAAAACAGGTCTTTCAGTTCTTTCTCTAACTGCTCTGCTTTCTTCTTCTGAAGCGTAATCTCCAGAGCCTGACTCTCAACAGACTTGCCACCAAACAGCTTTTCTATCTTGCTGGGGTTAGTGGCTTTCTGCTCTAGTACACTGACCTCTTCACGGGCATCCCAGAACTTACTTAATGCTCTGGTCATGTCACCCAGTTCCCGACCTTCGTTTACCGCCGTCTTC